GGTAATGTTAAATTATATAAACCACCTAAAACTTCTACTCCATCATTCCCTCCTGTTGCATCATTGTTGAAGTAAGGTCTTAAAACTGTTGGAGCGTCCAAGGTTTTTAAAACGAAATTATCTGTGACATCTCTTGAGGGTGTGTAATTCATTATTATCTCCACATCTTCAGGTGAAACGTCACTTGGCCTTAGTGTTCCGTATGTACCGATTGCCATATCTAAAAATTATATTTAATAAATAGTTTATGTCTCAAAACCCTCTGCGGTTTCTCCACCATCTTTTTCAACTATATTGAAGAATCCGTATCCATAATTTTCCAAAGCACCTAAACTACTCACTTCTCCTAACCTTTGGATTCTTTCATACCCACTGTTTTTACCTCGTTCAACAAAAACATCTGTTTGAATTTGTCCTTGGTCGATAATTTTCATCAATGATTCATCTTTTGTAATAGGTCTTGCCTCTATATTATCTTGAGTAAATCCTGATGAACTTGTAAAAAATAAAGTGAGTCCATTTGAATAGTCGTAATAATCAACGTTTTGTATAGTGTATGCAGTATAAACAGGGTTTATATTTGTAATTGTACCGTATATCTCCCCATTCTTGATGATTGGTAAACCAACCCTTTGTTGTGGTGTGAATTTACCATAGGGTTCTAATTCTGTTAATCGTGAGGTTGTTTGTGAAGAAACAACAAACGGTATTGATGTGTATCCACTACTTACCTGAGCCTGTACAGTATTAACCGCGTCACCACTAAAAATATAATCATAACTAATAGGTGTTGCTGACCAAGACCCGATGTTCGAAGTAAAAAATGCTCTACCCTTAGGATTATATATGATGGCATTTTTGAATGGAGTAACAATTGTTTTGAATACTTCAACGATACCCCAAGGATTGACTTGTCTTAAAGATATCTGATATTTTTTGTTTGCGATTGGATAGTTATGAGACGCAAAATTCGGTGTATATCCTGTCACAGTTTCTATTGGACTACCATCGCCCCAATTGATAGAATATGATGAAAGGTCAATAAATTTTTGATATTCACTTGAAGTGTTATAAACTTGATATGTGTATGGTGAAGTCGTGGTTGAAGAAAAAATAAAATTTGTTACAACATCTTTCTGAGAAATCTCTCCGTCAAATGGACTATAATATCCAATATCTACCGTACTTTGATTTAGTAAGATAGGTACAGTCAACCCTGTAAGAGTAGACGTTCCGTTAGGACCGGATGAAATAACCTGTGACATTCCTGAATAAACACCAAAGGTTTCTCCACTATATGTAACTTGGCTAATGTCCCCAAGTATTGTTTCAGGTGAAATTATTATTTTATAAGAATCACTCATGCTTGTGGTGGGTTTAGATATTCATACCATCTTATCGGTGTTGTAGTACCAACTCTTTCATTTGTTTTAATATCATATATACGATATACTTTATCTATATAATCTAAAACTACTCTGTAATAAAAGAAGGTAGTATAATCAAAATCATAAAGATTACTTCCTAAAGTTGTGTTTGTGAAAATAGATTGTGGTTGGTTAGAAAGTTTTGTGAAAGAACCTGTCTCTGCATTGTAAAACTTTGCAGTCATATAGAAAGTGTTTATTGGTATAAACTTTAAACTTTTTAGCCAATACAGAAAAAAACCTTCTCTGTCTCCGACATAATCCAAAATGAACTTTGGTTTTTTAATAGTAACTGTATCTCTAGCCATGCCCGAGACCATCTCACTCCCTTGTGTGGTTGGGATGATTACGGTGAAATAATTCTTCTGTCTTTTGTCATCAACAGTGTCATAGAAATCCAATTTAAAAAATGACTTTGTGAAACTATTAGAATAATAGAAAACATCTTGTACCGTAAATCCTTCTCCCAAATAGCTATTTTTCCAATTTGTTTGGTCCTCTAGTGAACCTCCTGAGTAAAAGTAAAATTCATAATCGACGAAAGTATTCTCGCTGTTGTCATGCTTATCATGTGGAAACCTTTCAACTTCGAAATCATAACCTCTACCTAAAACTTGGTCCACCGCTTTAATTTCGTACTGGTCTATAGCATCATCAATTCCCTCTAAGTCCCAAATGAGCTCTATTGGAATATTAATCTGCTTATTCAGACCATTTATTTGTTTTATTATAAAATTATTCACACTTATCTATTATTGGGTCAAATGGTACATTCAATCCGAATAAACCATCATTTATATTATATCCTTCATTATCAGGAATTAATTTAAAAACAAAATCCTTAAACGGGTATTGTGCATTGTTCATAAATGGATAATCCACCCCTCTACCTTCAGAATCTATAAATCCATATTGATACAAGTCTCTCCATCTGAACTCTTGGTCTGCGTTTGAATAATATGCGTAATTTGGAATTCCATCTACTTCGTTAACAGAACCTGTTTCTATATAATCAGAAAAGGTTCTTAAGGTAATCGGGTTATGTGGTTTGTAATAGTATCCAGGTGAGTTGGTTGTCTGACCTTCAGTAGTCTTAAAGATAGTCTGATTATATTTTATTTTTTGATAATAATTCGAGTATACTCTTTCAACTTGTAAGTAATCGTTCCATTCACATAAGTCACCATCTATAATATCACCAACTTTAAGTGAGTTGTTGTAATAGAAAGTTCTTGTCACTCCATCAGTATTTTGATATGAAGAAGTTGTAATATTTGTTTTGGACAATGTATTATTATCATCCCACCAAGAATTATTTGTATTCGTTATATTAAAACCCCAACCTTGTTTCAATCCTGAACCGAAGAAGGGTTTGTTGAAATAACCTGAATACCCTTTATTTATAATTGTCAAATATAATTCAGTCACGGGTCTCAATTGATTGTCCAATAGTCCCCCTATGTTAATGTCTATTTTACCTGTAAAAGTATATGAACTTGAACTAGTCTTTTGAGATATCCTTGTAATTTTATTAGGAGTGATTGAACTTAATTCTAATTTGAAATCGTCTTTGAACGGATTTTTTTCAAATCCCGATTTCGTTAGAATAATTCCATTAGTATCCAAAATAACTTTTTGTTGTCTTACATAATACTTTGACCTAGTTTCGTTAGGTATTGATGCATTTGCCACTCTTCTAAACGTGCCAATCATACCATCGAAAAACGTATTCCCCGTATAACCTATATTATAAATGTTAAATACGTGAGATTCACTATCAAATTTTTCGTTCCCTAATGAAAAAACATCAAAAAGAGCTTGGGTTCTATATAAATAAGGTTGTCCGTTTACAAGTAGTTCCACTGATTCTCCAGCCGCCAGTCCATGAGGACAAATACATTCGAAAGAAATTAATCCTGCACCATTTTCTGAAGTTCTTCTTATTTTAAATGGTATTCCATCAGAAACATTCCAATCAAAAAAACTACCATTTAAACTCGCAGTTATTCTTTTGTCTGAAACATTCTGTGATGGATATGTTATATAGTAATCCCAATTATACGAATATGCACTAACCGCCTTATAATTGATATGTGTGTTATTGATATCGTCTCTGTAAAAGTCAAATTCGTAATACTGTGGGTAACCATACCAAACTTTACTGAATATTGATACTTGTGGATTAACATAATACAATTCATTTCTGAATTTCGAATATTCTGTAGTACCTGTGAGTACGTTATCATAAACGTAAGTCATTTTGAATGTGGGTCTAAAAACCGTGCAACTCTGACGTTCTTGGTCATAGACTTCAGCCAAACTTACATTTGTAGTCCTATCGAACTCAACCATAGATTGTGCTTGTTGTTCAAGTGATAACTGAACCTGCTGGTCTATCAGTGGTGCTGACTCGTAAGACAACCCACTTGGTATAATTCGATATCTATTCATCTATAGAGTATTTTGTTTTGAACTTATCCAATGCAGTTGCACCTACTGTTGTACCGAAGTAAAAATGAAAAGGTGCTCCCACAATAAATCTATTACTATAATAAGGACCCTCAGGCCTATAATCTTGACTATACTGGTCGATTGTGTCACCATTAACATTGAAAATATAACCTCTCTCACTCAAATCATTTTGTAAACCTCTAGCTAAAAAGTAATGTTCAGGATTTGTTCTATCTAAAGATTGATATTGGTATTGAACTAAATCGTTTCTTGACGTTGCCCAATTATTAATCTCTGTTCCGAATATTTGGTTATTATTAGTTAAACTCCACCTGTAGAATGGAACCATTTGTGATTTAATTCCGTAAGAAAATGGTGCCGAAGTATGGGTTGGTGTCGGTCTGAAATTAATTCTTCCCGGTGTTATAAAGTCTTTGAATTGTAGGTTTTCTGTAGTTGATGAAAAGAATATTCCCACCGTAGGTCGAGAAGGAGTACCATAATAACCTAATGGACTTTCTTGTCCGGCTTCAACACTATAATATTCAGGTGAAAACTTAATAACCCCTTCCTCTGAATTTATAGAAAGGAGTTGTGCTAAGTCCCCATCCACCCTTCTTTTATTCCCCAAGAAATTTTCATTTCTAGTAAAAAGTTCATTTATAGCCGAGTTACCTATCAATCTCGATAAGAAACTACTATTTATGATTCTCGATATTACAAAAAAGTTTATAATATCTGACGTGTCCGAATAACTGGTCGGGTTTAACTCTGTCATGATATACGCATCAGATGAAGGGTCAAAACTTATTTCTCCATAGAATGAATCTTTATAACCTAAATCTACAATAGTCGTAGGAAAAAGGAGATTTGTTTGGTTGACCATTGTTGTGTCCCCAACAGGATTTGGCTTACCAATGAACTTTTGTCCGTTATAAGGACTACTCCTAAAGTAAAAATTATTACTCACTTTTTCATAATAGACAACATCCGCACAATATTTTACATCACCAACTTTGTTTTGGCTATTATAAAATGTGTCAACTTGGATTGGGAAAGCATACAACGCACCATTGACCCAATTGTTTGTGAAAGTTTGTGAAAGAACTCCACGACACAAGGCATAGAAAAATCTGAATCTATATCCCCACTCTGAGAAAAGTCTTATATCTCTACCGACACCAAATAATGGTCGTGTAAAAAATACATAACAACCTTTTTCAACATTATCATTTTGAACACAATTTGAAGATATACCAAAATTATTACTGTACCCCGTGTAACAGTTGAATTGAACCATGTTATCACAATCGAAACTACTCAGAACATTCACGTCTGGTAAACCTTCGACATCTGGTGGTACTTCTTGGAAACCCGTACTGTATATAGGAACTAAAGTACCCTCTCCTTCATCGGGAACCTCGTAGAAGGCAAATGCTCTATTCTGTTGAAGTAAAAATGCGGTGCTATTTGTACCTACTCCATCTAATTGGTCTGAAGACGGTAATCTATCAGTTCTCATTACATTTTTCGTTTTGTCTGAGAATTGAAAAGGTGGTATAGCTGGAAAGTAATATGTGACATACGAATAATATCGACTGAACGAATTTCCCCCAATACCATTACTAGTGTAGGAAGCATTAGCGTTTATATCTTCAGCCGAATCATATTTTGTTGGTGTTTGTGTAATAGAATATTGATAACTAGTTGAAGGGCTAACTCCTAAAGCACCATAGTAATTTTGATTACTAACAAATGCACCACCATCAGAATATGCAAAACCATAATAATAAACCGTATTGGAAGTAAATGCAGAATATTGTGAGCCAGGTGTGAAGAAATAAGAATTATAAAACATGTCGTTTTGTGTGAACGATTGCAAACTTGAATTCGGTGAGTTCAATTTCTGTATCGGTATATTTAATTTGGTAGATGCTGTAACAACATATTTCGGGTCATCAATTGTAGAACCGAATAGAACACCCAAATTATAACGATTTGTATATCTTGGTGAATAAGGGTCTACTCCTCTTTGTAAGATTACTACGTATTGGTTATCAAAATCCTCATAAAGTTCTCTCAATTTTATTGGCTGTCTTGCAAATGACGCTGTTTGGAATGTTCTCCACCCCAATCCCCCTTTGATTTCGGGAAATATAGTTATTGTAGAATCTAAAACTTTCGGTAATGTTTGAACTTGAGGTATTTGTGTCTGTCCTGTTAATTTAAAATATTCACTCACAGTAATTGCCGTAATAACCTGAAAATATTCCCTGTCACTTGGATAAGAATAGTTGTCTATTGTTGACCCTGATGGTAAATTATAACTTGTCGTTATCTCTTGTAGTTGATTCGAAGGGTTTGCGTATCGAACGTTTATTGTATTCGGTCCTACGACGGTATTACCTGTTATACCAAAATCACCAGTAACTCCTGTAAAATTGAAGTTGGGGTCTAAAGAGGTTTGTGGATTTACTGTTGTAAGAACTGTACCAGCTTCATATGGATTCGTTGCTAAAACTGTTACAGTATTATCTAAGTGAAATGTCGATGTGTTGTTTGAATGGTCAACAGCAAAACTGACTTTCACCCTATTGAGGTTTGAAAAATACGATACTCTACTATTGAAAATATTTATTCTTTCACCGAAGGGTAAATCAAGACTATATGCCCTAAATTTATCATCCTCACCCTCTTGAACGTTAGAGTAAAGTATCTTGTAAACTGTTGGGTCAGTGCCATCAATATTACCTCCAGTTGCTTGTGAGTATATACTGGCAATTGCCGTTGCGTTTGTTGAGTCGCTACCAGCAGCAACTAATTTATTAAACCAAATCTCATAATATCTATTCGGGTCGGAGAGAGGTGATAATTGCCCTTCTGAAGATATTACAACACCTAATCCATCTGTACTTGCGGGTCTACACTCACAAGCATCACAATTTGGATAAGTTACCATAGGTAATCTTATTGGTAATCCCCCTTTCTTGGGTTTTCGAAAAGTTAATATCCTGATACCATTTATTATCTGATAAATCAATCCTACGGTAAAATGTGCAACTAATAAAAAGGCTAACCCAATAAATTGGAGGTTCTGAAAAATTAACGAGAATAAAAAGTATAAAAAATCAAAATTTTTAAATCCTTCATTAACGGGAAATTTATTTACAGTACTCGAACAACTATCATCATCAATTTCTTTGATACCTATGAATCTAGCTCTACCTCCTTGTTTATATTGGTCTATCAAACTTGCAACAGTGTAAACTCTGTTGAAATTGAATTCATAAAAAGTATCCTCACAATTAACTATTGAATCTATTTTATTGTTTGCTTGTGTTGTTGATAGTCCTTCAGTATAACCAGTCCAATCCAACCCAAAATAATAAGAACTACGTTGTTGTTTGTATCTGTCACTATTTATTGGGTCATCTGAAGGGTCATCGTTTGGATTTTGAGTCCATCCATATTCTCTAATATTGGGAACTAAATAATAAGGTCTTCTAACTTGAGCAGTGAGTTCTCTCGATTGTTGCCACTTAATTTTAAATCTATACTTAGCCTTTGTTGGAACTCCCACATTCGGGTCAAATGATATCACTCTTTCACCAAACTCATTAGTAATGATATAATCCAAATTCATCGGTAATTCAGTTAGCCATGTTCCATCTTCATCAATTACATTTCCAGATTGTTCTAACTGATATTGCTCTAATATAGGGTTTCCGTTTGTATCTTGTCTGATTGTTTGCCTGATAGCTAAAATTTGTCCAGGTCCTGAGACCAAATCACAAAGATTACCCATGTTGTCTCTTGGTTTGCAATTTTTTCTCAACCTAAACTTATCTGCCGTCGAAAACATAGACCCCATAAAAACCGATGTGGGTTGGATATCTATGTTGGCATCATCTCTCAAATCAAAATCAACTCTATTGACCGCAATTTGACAAATTTCGGGCTCACCCCATAAAGGAGATATTTCGGCTATTTTCGTTAATCTAACAATTTGGGGTAAAGAATTCAAATCGGTCGAAGTCCTGAATTCGTTTCCACTAACTTGATTTTCTGTTGCTCTTCCAATTCTTATTAGGTCTCGTGGTGTAAGTGAGAATTCACCCATGTCCGACAAATCAACATCCATAACAAGTCTTTGGAATCCTAAAGGAACTCCAAATATCATGTAGTCTCCACTCTCATTGGTCTTGACAGTAAATTTGAAATATTTTTCGTATATCTTTGAAGCAACCGAGTTTGTTAGAACATCTCTCGAACTTGGGAAGGTTCCTGTCGCAGCATGTTTACTATATGACTTTTCATATGGAAGAAGATTGTATCTATACCCATCTTCATTTTTTTCATCAATTGTTCTGTAGGGATAAATTGTATTAATTGTGTTGTCTAATAAATCTTCTTCCTCTACAGGAATAAAAACAGAAACCTTCGCATTTGGAATACCCAAACCGTTATTTGCTGTTACTCTTCCTACAACAACACCATAATCAGCACACGAACGTGTATAAACATCCGCTTGTTGTATCTTAAGTGAAAGTATTTCTAAAAATTCGAAATCTTGGTTAAGTTCAACATTGATGGATTTATTTATCCCAAGCTCAGTTCGTATACGATAGCTTTGACCCATTAGACCTTTAATCTATAAATAGTTTAGGGCAAATTTTTAAAAACTTACCAACTTAAATCTAAATGGGATAGAAAATAAATAAACCTATTAAGAGAAGGTTGAAGATTGGAAGTTCTTGACACTGACTTTGATATCTCTAGTCGGATATCTAACTTGGTATACTTGGCTCGGTTCTGCAAACAAGGTGTCATCTACGGGTTGTATCTTTCTTGTTTCTGCATTTTCGTAAGCCATAGAAGTTTCTGCAGATGAATATTGTCCACCAACAAGATTATAAACGTCTAATCCTGTAACAGTAATTACACCTTCTTGGTTTTGTATGATACTTTTGAGTTCCGAAAGATAAACATTTTGACCTAATTCTCTAATCTGTGGGTTAAGGTATGCCGAAACTTTGTTTACAACATCAGTTATAATTTGACCCGAATTTTGTGTTGCTTCTAAAACGACTGAAACTTCAATACTCAAATCGATTACTTGTGCTGTTGTAATAGAAATATAATCATTCATCATCCTGTAATTAGAAAGATAGTCCGCAATATTTTGTCTCAAAGTATTAGAAACAATATTTGTCAATTTACCTGAACTATCATATGATAAAATTTGAACAATAATTTTATTGTTATTCTCTGTTATTGAAACCTTAGCTGGCGAACCAAACTCAGGTGGCATATTCCTAATTATTGCCTCATAGTCTTGTACTGTAACAGCTCTTTTTTGTGCGGCAAAATTGAATGATACATAATTTCTAACCTCTTCAACATTTGGTGCATTTGCACCTCCGATTGCTGCGGTGATATTCACACACCTTAATGAATTGATAACTGAAGAGTTTGTAATCTCTGAAGGTCCATTAACATAGAAATTTACTGTACCTACTTGATTAATTACATTTGTACCTAAGTTAGTTGCAAGTCCACCACCAATTCTATATTGAACGAATAACGTTGAATTTGGTGTCAATGTTGACCCTAATGCAAAGTTATTGAAATAATTATTTATCGTTAATGGAACACCTAAGTTAGTAAAAGCGTTTAATTGTTCTTGTGCGGAAGTACTTCCTCCACCAAATGTCATTTTTTTAAATCCTTCTGGTGTGAATTCAGAAATAAATCTGTTACTTGTCTGAATATATTTTCCAACTTTGATACCTGGTTGGTCTGAGACTTTTGTTGGGTCTTCAATAAAGACTCTGTCCTCCGCTAAAGCATCAACCTCATACCATTTATTTTCCAAACCTAAAAACTCCGCAGCTGTCGGTACATTTGTAAAATCTGTACCATTTTTCAATAACACGCTTGTTATACCTAAAACATTTTTTTCAGGTAAGAATAACTCAAAGAAAGGTCTAACATCATTAGCTGAAATAACTCTTTTGAAAACTTTAGTTATACCATTAACAACTAACTCTCTCTTTGTTATTGTATAATTTATTAATATCCCATTGGAATTAAAGTTTGGTATTTTTAATCTATTTGGAAACCCTTGTGCATTGTAAGGAGAAGCGAAATTAACATCATAAACATTTTCAAATACAATCCCCGCACCTGAAACTTGTGAACCTCTTACTAAAGTTCCTAAATACCTTTCGTCTTCTTTGTCCCCAAAAACGGGTACAGTAATAGAAAAATCAACCAAAGAAACACTCGGTTTCAAGTTTGGTATTTTTAATCCGTATGTTCTAGCTATGTTGTATATTGAAGACCTTTGTTGGGCGTATTGAAGAACTGTTTCTTGAATACTTCTATCAATGTGATAATGTAGGTTGTCAGCAACAGCTGCATTTAAATCTAAGAATACTGAGAATACAGATGCATCATTGAAATCTTGTATTAAGTCAGGGTAATATTGTTTGACGTAATTAACTAACTCAGCACGAATACCTTGGTAATCTCTGACTGTATATGAAATTTTGTTATTGGCCATCTTAATTAAATATTGATTATTACAAAATCACTCTGAGAAAACACCGAATTACCTATTGAGTAATCTATTCTTACTTTTGCGGTATATTCGTATGTTCCTTTACCCGGAACCCTGTATATATCCCAAAGTCTATTACCCTCAGTTCCTGTATAATCCCCATCTACTTGGTCTTCAGCGGTGATTGGTTCTATTGAAACATTATTCAATATCAAATTAGGTAAAAATTGTTGCACCGAGTCCCTGATATCAGATTCAATCGCACTAAATGTCAATCCGTCAAATGGTTCAAAAATATATTCATATAATCTTGTCCCAAAAGTTGGTAAAAAATACCTCGACCCTTTCCTAGTTAGAAGTAAATGAATTAAGTCAGACCTTATTTCCTGTTGGTCAAATTCTGTTAAAGCTAAGTAGTCACCCCTTCTTGAATCTTGGAACGGAAAATAAAGACCGTATGTAGTACCATCTGCCATATTACATAAATATACAACGATTATTTTTCAACTAAAGTTGTATTTCCTTTTACACCTTTCGGTTCGTATGGACAATGTCTACATCCACTATAAGAACCACAACAAGTTCCTCTCTTGATGTGATACTCTTCGGTGAAAACTACTCTATTATTTTCAACGTAATAATCAACATTTTCACATATCTCTTCTTTTTTCTCATTCTCCATTTGCAACTTTTTTACATAACTTTATGAAATAATCCTGCTTGAAAGCGTTTTTCATAAGATTAATATCTTTATGTACTAATTGGATATTATCATTGGTATAATCCTTATCAGAATCTATCCTATCTATTGATGCCGAAATACCATTTTCGGTTTTGATAAAGTCTATATTTAAATTAGACAACGCGCATTTTTTATTCTGTTGTATCCATAAGTTATAAACTTCGACTATGGTGATATTACCATCCCTTTTTTTACCTTTCCTTTCAAAATATTTACTAAACCAACTATACGGTATTTCATTATATCCTTTCCATGCAGGATTGTTTTGCATTTTTGAATTCCTCTTTTCACTAACGTTGGCAATTCTAGTTCTGCAACTTTTACAAACACTGTTTCTAGTTTTAGCAGAGTGAAATGATTTATAATTTTTATAAATTATTTCACAATTACACATAGGACATATTCTTGTATTCATATCGATAAATATCCACAAATGGTGGTTTTTCTTTTATTATTCACCATTAAACAAAAAAGGGGAACGTAGTCCCCTCTTTGTTTATTCTGTATTTTCATAGGTTTTTATATTAAAACACACGCACCACCAGCACAAGCCAACTCCCCACTTAAATCGGTTTCATCTTCCAACTCGACAATTTTTGAAAGGTCAACCTCATGTAAAGTTTTCATAAGTTGCTCATACTCTTCTTTAGTACAGTCAGAAAAAGGAGCCTGAATATAACTGCCCCCATCATATGGCAATACTGACAGTCCATTGTAGTGGTCTCTATTTTCCCACATCCATTCACCTACCGCAGGCCATTCATGTTCTCTAATGGATACTGTTGCTGAAACATTATGTGAGTTACTACCACTTCTATGTCCTGGTTTAATCCAATCTACATGAACCTTTTTCACTCTATCTAATAGTTGAATTGGTGACTCATTTCTTAAAATTGACCCTTCCGGTGCTTTTTGTGGAATACCGATAACCGCAGTGTCGTGTGGTCTAAAATATTCATCTTCAACTAACTCAGGATGATTTTCCTTCAGGTAAGTATAAATCGCTTCATTCTTACCAACTCTTACTCTTCTAATATAGTAGTCGTTGTGCCAAGCGTGAATTCCTGATGAAGTACCTAAAGTGAGTGAAGTTGTACCTGCTGGTTTTACTGTAGTTGTTCTTGCCGCAGGGTTAATACCAAGAAGTTCCGCAACTCTTTTATTCTCTTCCTTAACAATTTTAGAAGCAGACTTCATATCTAACTTTAATACAGCACCTGAGCCAATACCTGTCATAGATACTCCAATCAAAGCATCCTTCTCGGTTGTTCTTTGCCATATTGGTCTTAAATAATGGAAGTTAGTGTATCCTGCTTGAAGTGTTCCGCAGAAAGCCGCTGCTCTTACTCTGTCCTCAAAGTCTTCTTGTGATACAACATTAGATACGTTTACTTCTGTAAGATTACAGAATTGGAACGGTCTAAGTGCAATTTCACAACAAGGATTAGTTCCCCAATCTTTATCGTTAGTTAAGTAAATACCGGGTTCACCAGCTCCGCTAGCTTCAATTCTCTTCCAAAGGTCCATGAAGTAGTCTTTTGTTATTTTGTGTCGGAGCAACACAGCTGAGTTATTTGCTCTACCTCTTTGTGGATTTGTTTCCCACCAAGCACCTGACTTACAACCAATCATTTCATCATCAGTTGCTGAGAAAAGTGAAATCAAAGCAGCTCTTCTAATACCACCTGCCAAAACTGCGTCTGCAATATGACATACCATATCATGAACTTCGATAGCCCTTAATTTCTCACCGTTGTCTTTTGAATCCAAAATGCCTTCAAGTTTAATAAGACATTCCTTAAGTGGTTGTGGACCAGGAGCTTTTCCACCTGATGTTACCAATCTTGCACCTTTAGGTCTAATATCACTGAAGTCGAATTCAATATGAGAACCACCGTAGAAATATGATTTTACTAAAATTTTGACAGCGTCTGCCCATCCTTCGATTGAGTCTGCAACTAACCATCTCCTT